GTTTTTTTTGTTTTTTTATATTTTTACTATTATTATATATTATTTGAATATAAATAAAATGAAATTAATTATAATATTTTGGTTGACGTATTTATGATCTAATCTCAATGTCAATTTTTTCTACTATACTAATAATTTGCTGTTCAATAGTCTCATTTATACGATTAAATTTGTTGTATGTTATTTTAGTTTTTGATTCTATAATCATTAAAAATAATAAATTGTCATAAATATAAGATAATAACCAAGGAGCATAAATATCACTAACTACATTGTATTTTTTGATTTTATCATGTACAATATCAAATTTTAATTTTTTAGACATATTTTGATTTACAAATGTGTAGTACTTTTCAATTTCTTGTATTGTCTTAAGTGATCTAATATAATTATCAAAAAATAATGATGTTGTTTTTTCGTCTGATGGTGCTATCAATTTATGTAATCTATTATCGTTAATAAATATTATTTGTTGTAGTGTATATTTTGTTGTTATGTCTTCAATGATTGGTAAATTATATTTTATTGTTTCTGATTGTATTATTTCCCAACGTAGTTTATTTATGAACTGTTTTTTTCCAGACGGTCGTAATATATCATATACTTTTTTTCCATCATAATGATCTAATAATGCATCGTTTTGTAATCCTTTAAATTGTTTTGAGTATTTAGCATACCCAAATGTCGTTTTTTTTCTCTTTAAAATAAGGTTGTTTTGATGGCTGTCAAATGGTAAATATCCTAAACCACCTATACTTTTTGGTTTCCATATTATTTTTGATGAATCTTTAAGTATGTTTTCACATTCTAGTACAATTATGTCTTTAATATTCTCAACACTGATATCTAAACGTCTCAAATATTCATATATATTAGATAGACTTTGTTCCAACTTCTCATATTGATCAAAACTTTCGATGTTATCATATGCTGGTTCGAGTACAGAAGTAATAATCCTACAAACATATCCAGTAACTTTTCCCTTTTCAGCAATTTTACGCAAATATTCATTACGTTTTTTTGATATAAAAAATTTTAGCGGGTGTATATCAAAATTCATTTCTGTATATGTTTTGTAAATTAAATAAACACTTGAAGCATCTACTTCTAATTCTATATTGTCATCATCACCTTGTTCATTGTATTGTATTACTTTTCCAAAATCAAAAGTTTTCAGTATACTCATAGGTATATATAATTCAGCATGATTTACAATTGTATCTAATAATGATGTCCATTTCCACCCAGACAATATCCCATTTTTGACTAGAATCTTTTTACCACTACGTAATGTAACATACTGTTTTTTGAAATTTTCATATATTCTATAACGTAAAAAATTTGCTTCTGAAATATTCATCCCACAACAATGCAAATATGATAATATTTTATTAACACATATTAGAACCATTTCTAGTGTTATATTACGATCAAAATGACTTTGATCAATTGGTAACTTATATGTATTATGCCTTGTTGATGATTTACCAAAATCATACCAAAATAAAAATTTGTCCAAATTATTGTGGTATAGTGTACTGTTAGGATAAGAACTTACTGTTTTATCTAACCATTTATCAATATAATTACAAAGATGGTAAAATTCAAGATCTGCTGCTACAATTGTACGAACTTTACCCTTTGAGTATTTTGTAATATATTTT